GGCCCCGAGGCTATCTTTGAGCGCCCTCGCCTTGCTCTGAATGTCGCCGCCCATTTTTATACCCCCGTGGGAACGTTGCGATCAAGCCAGAGCAACTGTTGCGCCGCGTTGGGAACTCCGCCGGTCTCCCTGTTTTGGTACCAGTTCGCCACGGTGAGCAATATGGCCTGCTTCCAGGTCTGCTTTACCGCCGGGGGCTCTTCGCCCTCAGCGGCAACAAGCGCAGTATTGAGAAACCCCTCGGCCCACTCACGCGCCGCAGTGATATAGCTGGATATTAGCGCGTCATCCTCGCTAAACTCCACCCTCATCTGAAGCTTTGCTTCTTCGAGGGTGACTGGTTCCGTCGCCATGCGCTTTCACCTCCGGGGCCCGCCTCGTAAACCCGTATGCCTCCGCGTATGCCGCGCATTCATACGGGACCTCATGCTCTCCTATCTCAAAATCGCGCCGCCTGCACCCGTCGATATAGAACGTGAAAGGCTTTGCGACGTTTATTTTTTTCGTCTCCACAGAATCACCCCCATTAAAAGGTTTGGGGGGCATAAGCCCCCCAATGGTTAAGCTGAGCACTTGACGAACTTGAGCGCCTCGCTGTTCAAGATCATGTTGCCTACACGCTTCGTCATGTAGAAGTTGACATACGGCTTATTGGAATACGGGTCACGAAGGAGCCGAATGCCGGTCCGGTCCATGATGATATACGCCTCTCGGAAGTCGCCGAAAGCGATGGGGATAGCACCCGCGCCCGCTGGCGGGAAATCGTCGTTGTACGTATACGGGAAGCCGAGGATACTGTTAGGCTCGCCGCTCTGGAGGCCGGGCTGCCACAGGTAGTTATTCTCGCTGTCCTTCAGCTTCCTAATCGCGGCGAGGGTCTGACGGTTCATCATCCAGCGAGACTGTGGGTAATAGCGGCTCTTGAGCGCCGTGATAACGTCAATCAGCATATCCCCGAAGGCCGCAGAGGTCGCGGGGAAGTCCGCAGCGACGCCGGTCGCGATGTGCTGGAATGTCCCGAAAGCCCGCGTATCATCCGCAGTCGTCGCGGTGGTAACGGTAAGCAAGCCCTTGGGCTGTTTGGTCCCGGTCCCGGCAGTAAAGGCGATGTTTTCCTGCTTTGCAAACTCGCGCGCTGCGCTCTCCGCAAGCCAGGCCTCAACATCAAAGAAAATGTCATCGAGCGCCTTCTGCGTTGCGCTAGGCTGGCAGTAGATCTCCCCGAACACGGGAGAGACCGTGCTAAGGGTGGGGGTCGCGGTCACGGGCCGCGCGTCGGTTTCCCCGACCCAGCCCGTAGTGAGCCCGCCGTTATCGACGAGCTGGATAATGTCCTCGGTACCAACCAACCGGACATCACAAACTGCGCGCATGGGGGAATCGGCGCTAAGAAGGCTGAAAATCTGAGTGTACATCTCACGGGGAACCGCGTAACCGCCGTCCGCATCGACTCCGACCTGTACCGCCTTCACCTGAAGGTCGGCCAGCCCGTCAGAAACTCCCTTACGGACGAACTTCCCGAAAGCCGCCTTGTGCTCGCGGTTCGCCACATCCTCGGGCGTCAGGCTGCCCAATTCGGGCCGGTTCGCCCGCGCCTCAAGCTCGCTCAGCCGTGCCTCCCGGGCCTGGAGCTCTGCCTCAATTTTCGCTAGCTTCGCCTCAAGCTCACCCGCCTGCCCGCTGCTCTTCTTAAGCTCATCGAGCCTCGCGTCATTAGCGCTCTTGTACTCCGAAAACGCCTTATTAAGATCGTTCAGGATGTTCTTCATCTCATCCATGGTTATACACCTCGCATTATAGAAATTAGGTTGAGTGCTGCTTTTTTCGCGTCTTCCGAGTCAGCATCCCGCCGACTATCGTACTTTAACGCGGCGAGTACAGTGCTCGCCTCGGTTTTTGAGTATCCTAAATCCCTCAGAAAACTCTCAAACCCTCTAACAGTCTTGATCTCGTCAACAACCGCTTTTTTGTTTGCGGGGAATGTAACGAGAGAGACTTCCCAAAGATCAATGCTTTTTAGAACCCTGATTTTTTTTCTATCGCGCATCTCATCTTCCCAAGCAATGGGAAGGAAACCAATAGACAAACCACGAATTGCGCGATTCTTCAGCAGGATGTACGCCTCGCGGCCTTTCTCAAGATCTAGCAAAAGCCGCCCCTCTACCCAAAGCCCGATCTCATCCTCGTATACCCTTTCATATACCCCGATAGGCTCCGCGCTATCATGTTGCCAAAGCATCACTGGAGTCTTGCTTTGTAGGGTCTCGGCAAAAGCGCCTCGAACGATTACGTCGTCCCAATCGTCTACAACGTCGAATACCGACCCATAACCGCTAAAATACCCTTCATCGCTGATCTCCTTGATCTCCATCGGATAACTCTTCCTGCTGAGTACCGGCATTCGTATCACTCCCTCCTGTATCATCTTCGTTGTCTACTCGCATATTCAGCGGGATAAGGTGGATATCGCCGCCCTCATACGGGTTCATATCCTCCATCTCGCGGACCTCGTTCGGGCTCAACACACCCATGTTAATTCCTTTCTGGTATGCGTCATAGCGGCTGTTCAGGTCGCCCCTTTGCAACCCGTCCAGATTGAAACGCACCTCAAGCCCGCGCTCGCCGGTATCATCTATGAGGTCCCGCGCGATAGCCTGTTCCCAACGCCTCACCCAAGGAAGCAACGTATAACGAACATACCCCATGCTCATCTGTTCAATGCCGCTGCCCCAGCTTGTTGTCTTTTCCGTACTCTGAATCATGAAAAGGGGGATACCGAAAATCCGCGCTATATCCTCCACTTGGAAGCGCCGCGTTTCGAGGAACTGCGCGTCCGCGTTCGTCATGGAGAGCGCCTCGAATTTTGTACCCTGTTCGAGAATCGCCGTGGCCCCGCTGTTCTCACCGCTATATGCCGATTGCCAGTTTGTTTTTAGGCGCTGGTATGCTTCCTCGGAAAGATTCCCCGGAATGCTCAGCACCCCGCCGGGCTTCGCCCCGTTTGCGAAAGTCGAGGCCCCGTGTTCTTGCGCCGCTAGGGTGAGCCCGATTGTCTCACGCTGGCAAGCGATGGGGGAAATCCCCGTCACCCCGTCCACACTTCGATACATCACATGGAATATCTCACGCTGGCCGACCGTCCTTGTATCACCATTCGCAAAAGTGACGCTGTATTCGAGTTCCCATGTGGGAAGCTGCCGAACCGAAATCATGCCCGGCAACAGGGGCAGCAGCTCCACAACCCGCCCCACCGCGTCACGCACCTTGTATGCGTAGAAGTCGCCGCGCAGACACAAGCAGAACATCGCCAGCTCTCGCCAGTTGAATGACGTGAGCCACGGGCAAGGGCGATGAGCCAGCAGCCGATACACCCAGTTATCCCGCTCTTCTATGCGCTCGCCGTCGAATCCCCGATACACCTTCACAGGAAGCTGCGCGACGCTTTCCGCCAGCAGCCCGACACACGCATACACCGCCGAACATTGCAGCGCCTTCGAGGGTGAAACGTCTATCCCCGCCTTTGTGGGCATTCCGTAAACCTGCGAAAGCAGCGCAGAAAGCGCGTCCGCTGTGACGTTGCCCGACTTGTTTTCTTTCTTCTTTCTGCTTATCTCAATCACCCCCTACACGGTCAGCAGGCCGCGCGTCTCGTATATGCTTGTATCATCCTCGCCTTGAATCTGGCGTGATATCGCCATACAAAGCGCCACAATCCCATCTATCCTTTCCGCGCTCTTGGCCTTGTCCGGTTTGATATTCTCCGCCGGGTCAATCGCCAGAACCACGTTTGCAGCCATCCATCGCAACACAGGGTTGCCCCCGTGCTTGAGCTCGCCGCTCATGATCTCGCGTTCTAGTTCCTTTGCCGCCGGGCTCAAGGTTTGGAAGCCCTGCCTGACAGGCACAACGTTGAATCCATCTTCCTCAAGCTGTATCGCCAGCTGGGTAGCATTCCAGGGGTCGTATCCGATTTCACGCAGCCCCTTGAACTCAGCCGCAACCTGTTTGATTCGCTGGCGGATGTACTCGTAGTCAATCACGTTGCCCGGCGTAGCCTCGACATACTCATGACGAACCCACGCGGAAAAGGGCACCCGGTCCCGGCGCTCGCGCTTTTCCATCTCGTCTTCGGGTATCCAGAACCACCCGAGCGCGCCGCCCGCCC